TAAACGGGTGCTTTTTTTTTCACAAGGGTTTATTAACCCGCCGAGGTGGTGGAACTGGTAGACACGCAGGACTTAAAATCCTGTGAGCTTTTAAACTCGTACGGGTTCGATTCCCGTCCTCGGTACTCTTTTAACTTACTAGTAATCAGTAAGTTAACTCTAAAGAAATCGGTTGTCAGGCTTGAAATGACAAAAACATGACAAAAACATGACAACCGATTTTATTTCCTTCCAACTCAAAAAATACAACCTCAAAGCCGTTAACGATATGCACCCCTTCAAACTTTGTCGGATAGCAGATTCGGGTGGCGACATGAGCAAGGTCTGGTACGTTGAATATTACGCATTCGACGACCTCAAAAAAGACGTCAAGCGAAAGAGAGTGGTTCTCGCTCAAGAAACCGCCGCCGCTCGGTATCGTGCCGGGAAAGAGATTGCAAAAGAAATTGACGGCTACCTGAAAGCAGGGGCAGTAACTAACCCGCAAAATAAGTACGAGGCTCCCGTTAACTCCGTCCAGACCAGCACCCACATTTTGAAGTCGTGCACCTACTACCTCAAATTCCAAGAATCAATACTGAAGCCGAGAACGCACGAAACTTACTCAACCGACGTCAAACGCTTCACGGAGTTCATTACCCGTAATTCGCTCGATAAATACAGCATTTCACAAATCACAGATTGCCACGCCAATCAGTTCCTCGACGAACTTATCATCAAGAAAAAGCTAACAAATAGGAGCAGGAACAACGCAAAAGGCACGATGTCAACCGTGTTCAACTTTTTCAAAAAACGGAAGATTATCACCGAAAACCCTTTTGATAATATCTCCAAGCTTAACTCCGTCGCCACGAAGCATTCAGCACTCACAGCAAAACAGGTCACTGAGTTCAAACGCATCTGCCTAACGATTAAGGAAAATCAATTGTGGCTATTTCTCAACATGATTCACTATTGTTACATCCGCCCCCGCTCTGAGCTTAGATTGCTCAAAATAGTTGATATTAAAGAAAAAACAATTTTGATACGAGGCGAAAACGCAAAAGACAACGCCACTGAGCATGTCATTATTCCGTCATCGCTACAGGATCTTATCGAAGAAAACAAACTTAGAAGCTACCCCGAAAATCACTACGTGTTCGGGCAAAACGGAGAACCAGGACCCGAACCTTTAGGTCGCGACTGGATGTACAACAAACACCGCCGAATACTGAAGCTCTGCGAGTTTGAAAACAAAAAGATTGATATGTATAGCTGGAAGCATACAGGAGTTATCGCACTTTTTCAGGCAACGCAAAACATCGAACTAATCCGGCAGCAATGCCGCCATTCCGATATTTCGACAACCCAAAAGTACTTGCGTGACTTGGGGCTATTCATAGATTACGAACAAATCAACAAATTTCCGGCAATCTAACGCCACAAAAAAAGCCCCGCAACAATCAAGTTGCGGGGCTTTTGAAAAATAAATATCCTACTTCTTTTTCAAAAGCCAATGGTAAACATTAGTTCCGTTCAGACCGTTACCAGTTGCAAATGAATTAGAACTCACGAACTCGTAACCATAATTATAGAAGAAATTCGCCGCTTCAACCATTGTTGTCACCTCAATGAGTCGGTTATTCTCGTCCAATATTTTAACCTCAGAATTTTTCTTAAAAACCTTCGATGCTCCAGCTTCGCCAAAATCTACCTCAATCGTAACAGTCGGACCCAACAGTCGTTGAGTACCCATCAGCAACATATACGGACTTTTAATATCAGAAATCGCAAGTCCGTTAATCGTCTGAGCCATTGAATTTATTGAAAAAATACAGCATAAAATTAAAACGGTTAATCTTTTCATGTGCAAGCTAGTTTGTTGAACAGTAAAGATATTAAAAATATACTTTAGTAAGACCTAACGCTTCAAAAAACACCGCATCGTACTAATACCACCGTTTAGCGGTAATTCTGCCCGCACCGAATCCACAAAAAAATGATGACCCTGGGCGTAAAACCCAACGTATTCCCCCTTTTTTTTGTGAAAATTAAAAAGGTCTAAGTCATTTGCTGATAACCTCGCCTGAACGTTAACCCCCACCGTACTCAGCCAAAATCTCACAAAATTCGCCCAATAAGCCGCCACCAGTCCACCGGCTCCATCAAGCCGCAAAGTCAAGCCGTCTTGCGTTGTAGAGCTTGTAGGCACATCGCTCACAACTCCGTTCCAAAATAATAACCTCGGCGAAAAATCAGCACCCGCCTGTTCAATCCGAGTAGTTATTCCTTCCATTGCAACCACGGGCAACCCATCCAACATTTTCAACGTAGAAAAAACACCCTTCAAACTCAGCAAATCCGCCCCGTCACCAATCCGGTACGCCGCAAGTTCATCCGGTATAATTTTCATCTCGCCGTCACTGCTGTCAAGTTGCCAGTCAAGTTCAATGCGTTTGTTTTTGAATTGTTCCGGCTTCATGTTTGGCAAAACCTTATCGCTGTAATTCAAATACTTTATTGCAGAAAAACAGCTATCCATATAGTTCAGCGTAACCGTTTTCGTCAAATTATCAAAATACACATTCACCCCAAGCGGCGGCAACGTCAACGAACGAAGCAATCCGTTTGCCGTTAGGCTTTTCGGCAAAAAATCAGCATAACGCAGCACTGTCATGCCAAAGGTGTCAACGGTGCTGAAAAAATGCAATCGTTTCATCTTCGCATCCTCCATAAACTCACCTGCAATTTTTACGCCCGCCAATTCCGCCAGTTTTTTCAATACAAAATGAAAACCAAGCATCGGGCATTTGGGGCTGTTTGCCGCGTAGTCAGCCCCGTCGTAGCTATTCATATAACCGTCATAATTTAGCCCAGCATCATCTTTATAGTAGGTGCCGTTTTTTAATTTGGGTAAACAGTACCGCAGCCTATCACCGTCAAAAAATTCGGGCAAAATATCCTTATGATTAGCGGGAAGTGCCTCGCTTCCAAAATCAATCGTGCGAAGCTCCCGACTTCCGTATTCACCAAAGAAATTGGACAAGTCTTGTCCAAAACTTGTTTCGTAGCCAGTATCTGTCACATCTCCCCGCGTTGCCGTGCCAAAGTCTAGCATCCCGCCAGCTACCCGCATTTCCATTCGTAATTTCGGCACTGGCGATACATTTCCCAAGTCTCCAGCAAACCCAAAAACTTTATCATTCGGGCGGCTTTTTGGTATAGAAAATCGCCACGCTTTTGAGCCACGCACCCCGCCAAAATCAAACATCGGGTTGAATGATTCGTAAGTAATCCGCGTGCCGGGAGCTAGCGAAACAGCTTCGTCGTTAATTTTAATCAGTAAGCTCATAAATCGTTTCTTCTCATATTGTTAGCATCCGCCGCACGGTTGGTGGCACGTTTTACATCGCTCAAAAGGCTAATATACTGACACATCGCCGCCAGTTGCTCAGATAATTTACCGTTACTGTTATCAACCTTCAAGTTTAATTCGCGTAGTAAATTTTCTAATTCCCCCGAATTCGAGGGAGTTAAACCGCCCAATGCCTCGCCAGCTTTTGCGTTCGAAGCTGCCGCTTGCGGCGTTACATTCACCACCGCGGCACCATTACGGTACAAAGCACTTTGCCGTATTTTTTCGATCATCCCGCTGTTATTTGCGTAAGAGTTAGCTCCCATACTGCTAATAGTACGCTGTATCAATTCTGAATTCGTCATGCCGCCCAAAAGCGAGTTTTGTTCAGCGGTCAGCACCCGTTCGCCACGATTCAACCACGCCGGGACCTTGTCGGTACCACTCTCATAATTTCGATTTTTATCGACATATTCAGTACCCGCCGCAAAACGCGGTACCCTAAAGTCAAAGTCAAAGTTTGGCATCTCAAATTTCGGCATCCCGTTAATCTGACCTTGTATCTGAAATAACTTCGCCGCAATTTCATTGTACTGTTCTGCCGTTAGTTTTCCAGCATTAAAAGCATCAAGGGCCTTCTGAATCATTTCATCGTAGCCAACACTTATTAGTTCTTTCAAGATCGTAAAACTTTCAGCCAGTGCAGTATCTTTAGCTCGTCCTAAAGTCTCCAATACCCCATTAACACGGCTCGCTTCATTTTCTAATAGTTTGTTTTTTGCATTTTCGGCAGTTACCAGCTCTATGTTTTTATTTTTGTTCGTTGAATAGCCGCTGCCGTGCTTTTCATATTTAAATCAGAAACCGCCAGATCCGCGTCCAACGCAATTTTCTCCGTTGCAGAAATTTCTTTACGCTTCTGCCCTTCACTGTCAACCATGTACTCCAGCTCGGTATTAATCCAAGTTTGGAGGTTATTCAGTGCCTTATCTCTTGCTGCAATAGAATCGTTAATTGCTTTTATAGTTGCCTCGTCGGTGTCTGCCGTAATTTCCTGATCCGCCAACGCAAAGGCTTTCATTATATTAGCCTTACGGGCGTTGTAATTCGCAAAAACTGATTCCTTTGCGTCTTCGTTCGCAATCAGAGCCGCCAGTTCAGCGGTCTGATTCTCACGCACCGACAGCGTATCCGCATCTAACCTTTGGTTCGCCTTCGTATCAAGTAGGTCATACTTGTCGTTAATACGATTTACCTCAGTGCTATACGCCGTCTCAATGTTAGCAATTACTTGCTTACTGTACTCATCTTCACGTTTTATCGCTGTGTCGTAGTTCTCATTGATAGCATTCGCGATATCCATTTCCTGATTTATTCTTCGCTCAAAACTATCATATTCACCCAAATCCATCCGAACTGGCTCAATCTGCGAAAGCTTAAATAATCCTTCGTAGGCTGCCTCAATTTTTGCCGGGTCAATAGCATCTGTAAAACCGTTTGTTATTTCAAGAAATTGTTTCCCTGCCGCTTCCAATTCTGCCCGGAGGTCAGCAAGCCGAGCTTCCATCAAATTAGAAGATTTGTTGACCCAATTGTTCAACGCCCCGAAAAGTGCCCCTATTCCAGAAACGATACCACCCACCACATTTCCGGAGGTAAATTGACCTACCGCCGTAAGTGCGGCAGCCCCTACGTCTAACCATGCCTTCTTCTGTCGTAATGCCGCTTTTTCGGTCTCAGTCGTTGCAAGTTCAATCTGATTTTCAACGTTCCGGTACATCGCCTCCAGTACCGCACCAACCGCGTGTGTCAGCAGTGCAATAACTTGCTGCTTCCGATTTTCTTCCTCAATCTGTTTTTGAATACTTTCTTTGTGGGACGCTTCGTTTTTTCTATGAAACTTAATAATCTGATCACTCAGTCTCTTTTCAATACCACCCACCTTTAAAGCAGCTGCTTCAGTAAGCTCCGGTCGCTTTGTCTGAACCCCCTTTATCATCTTTAATTCCGCTTCAGATAAGTCACGTTTTTTCTTGTGTTCTTCTTCAGCAAATTTAATAACCACCTTAAACTCCTTTTCAAGAGTTTCAAATTGCTTATCAAAAGCCTCTCTTTTTTTCGCCGCCGCTTTATCGTCAATCTCTTCAATATCTCGAACTAACTTTATTTTTAAATCCCTCTCAAAAGTAGCGTACTGTTCCTGCGTAACAGTCAGTTCTTCAAATGCCGCAAGTTCGTCCTCAAACTTCGACATCAACTTCTTTTTATTCCGCAAAACTTCGTCAGTTTCAGACTCAATCTTCGCTTTATCAAGTTGCTGTATCAACTTCGTAATATCCGTCGCCCTCTTCAGTAACTCCTTCTCTTCTTCTTTTAAGTCCTTTGCCCGTGCCGCTGCTCGTGCTTTAATTTCCGCCGCCGTTACTTTTGTTTTATTACCCTCAGCGTCATTTTGCTGAACGTAATTATAGTTTAGTTTCTTGGTGTACTTTTCGCTTTCTGCTGCCAGTACGTCCATGCCTTTCTGAATTTCAGAGACACGCTTCTTGTGAAGATTTATATTTTCCTGAATATTCTCCGCCTCACTTTTGAAAGTCTGCACTAATCCTGCCGTACCCGTCACCATCGTAGTACGATGGTGAGAAGCTGCCAAAAGTTCGTTTTCTAATTTAATCTGCTCACGCAAAGACGTGTTGAACTCCTCACGCTTTACATTTATCCGCACTTCGTTTCCAAGTAACTTATGCCGGGTCACAAAATCGGCGTTCACCGTGCGTATTACACTACCCAATTTTTTTTCTGCATCTTTCAGGTTGTCAATACCCTTCATCTGCTCAGGATATTGCTCTTTTAGTGAAGTCAAGGCCGCTTCTCTATCTTCAAGTTTTGCGTTCCCGTCAAGAACTGCATCTGTAAGTTTTGTGAATTCCGCCTGCTCTTCTCGTAGCGGGACAATGGCATCTGCAAGGCGGTTATTAAGTTCATTTTGCTTCTCCTGAGCATCTTCAACAGATATACTGTAAGCTTCGTAGGCAGTATATAGAATACCCAACGCCGCAATTACCAATCCAATCGGATTTGCCGTCAGAGCGGCATTAAAAGCCCGTGCACTTGACGTTGCTGCCGTTTGAGCCGCAGTTTGCACAATTATTTTCCCTGTTAAGGATTGATGGGCAAGCATCACTTCACCAACCAAAAGTCGCTGGATTACCATGTACCCATTTTTCAACAGCGTTGCCGCCGCCGCCGCCCGTGTAGCTACTTGATACGCCACAACTGCCACCACCGCATTCTTTACAATAGAAACAAGGGTTCTGAAATTATCCGCCACAAAATTCAACCCCGAAGCCAACGCTCGTGTAAAACCAATACTTTCGTTTTGTTTTACAATCCACTCCGTAACCTTCAAAACAACCCGGTTCATCGCTCCGCCGTACTGCTCCACGTTTGCCGTTGCAGCTGCACCGTAAGTTTTCTCTAGTGCTGCGGCAAATTTTGGCAGTGCATCCTCAGCCAAAACCTCCCCCTGCTCTAGCATCTTGTTAAGTTGTTTTTCAGAAACACCCAACGCATCGGCCATAATACCAAACGCACCCGGAAGCCGCTCGCCGAGCTGTCCACGTAATTCTTCAGCAGACACATTTCCTTTCGAAAACATCTGCGAAACTGCCAATAGCGATCCTTCAATTTCTGCGTTACTAAGCGTAAGAGCTGAACCAGCTTTGATGATAGACTGGTATATTTTTTGTTTTGCCTCTAAACTTAAATTTGTACTGTTCGAGCTCGCAAGAAACTTAGTGTAAGCACCCGTTAATACGCCCAAATCTTGCCCGTATTTATCGCTCAACTCGCTCAAAAACTTTAAGTTGATTCGGTATTCTTCGCTCGTTTTTGATACGTTTTTGAGTGCTACGTGCATCCTGTCCATATCTATCGCAACGCCAAACGCCCGTTTCCCCAAATCTATCAATTGCCGCCCAAATTCAATTAGAGCCGCTACCGTAAACGCCGCTAGAATCCAGCCCTTTAACTGTTGCCAGGTCGATTGGCTCTCTTCCGCCGTTTTTCGTACGGCACGCATATCTGTACGCACGCCGTCAAGCCTTTCCTGTACGGCACGAAATTCTTTCGTTTTTTCAATATACGCAGCAGTACCAACCGTAGTGGCCTTAATCTCGCGGCGGAGCTGCCGCTGATAATCTTCCAACTGCTTTACCGTCATCCCTTGCAGCCCGTATTCCTTTCGCACCGTCTCTAATTCTTTTTTCACCTCGCGTATCTCCTTACTCACCGCCGCGTACTCCTTTGTGCCCCTCGTCAAATCCGCCTGTTTAGCTTTCAGATCATCAATCTTTTTTTCTACCTCAGTTATAGACGTAATAGCAGGCTTGCCGTTTACATGAAGATTCCAATAACTATTTTCGACTAAATCCATAAGCGTAATACCAAGTATAAGTGGAATTACAAAGAAAAAACCGTCCTACTTCTTATAGTAGGACGGTTTCAAATGAAAAAATACGGGAGTGTTATGCGTCAGATTCCTCACCACCCCAGGCACTTACAGGTTTATTATATAGCTCCACTAGCTTTTTCAAACTCGCTGCTGGCAGTTTCGTCATCAAATGTTCAATAATGTCAGAATAGACTTTGCCGCGGTTTAAGTTATAAAATGGGCTCTTTCGTTTCTGCCTTCCCTTCTTAATTATGCTCATTGCAATACCCCACGCGATGCGGTTTTTCGCCCGGCTGTCTGGTATCGCCACACGCCGTTTGGCATCGGTGTAATAGCCTGGCACGTAAGAGAAGTTTCTAATACCCGTTTTCTCAACAAATCTTTCAAGGCCAGTAATTAAGTCGCCTTCCGGGTGCGGCAAGAAAGTATCATATTTCAACTCCCGCATATCCTTAAAACGCCCGTACCCCCGCATTCCTAGCCGCAAGCCTACCTCAAGTTGGTCAGTCACGTAAGTCCGTTCCGAGAAAATAGAACTCGTTAGCTCCCGCGTCATTTCAACACCCGCAAGTTCAAGGTTCTTTTTCATCGTAATGCCCGCGTGCGTAAACGCCTTATCGCACCAAGGCACGACCTCGTCCTCAAAAATCTCCTGAATTTCCTTTGCGACACTATTCATACATCAATCCGTTTACTGCAAATTCAACTTCAAATTCAAAGTACCAACCCACCACCACCGCGTTACTCATTCGGTGTACCGGAGAGATTATCCCGTCAGTTTTAATTTTGCAATCGTAGCCGTCTGGGTTATCACCTAGCTGCTTCTCGTAGAAATCACCCGCCGTTTTTAGCCTACCCATTAGCTTCAATGTTTTTTTCCAAACCTCGTCACTGTACTGAATCCTAACCTCGTTCGTAATCTTAGTTTCTGCCAACTTCGCTGCAATAATCACGTTACCACGCACCTGCACTATTTCGTTCTGTGTTCCGGTTTCCGAAATCGGCGTTTCCGCCAGTTGCAAAAAAGCGTGCGTTTCTCCTGCTTTTACTTTTTCTCCAAAATAACGCTGTACCTCGTTATTACCATCCGCTCCGTTGCTTACCATCAGCACCGCATCCGCAAGAGCTTTGCTCACGTCGTCGGGCCGCAAGATTGCCCCCGACATAAAATCATAAACGCCTCGTAGGTCTTGAATTATTTTAATTTCCATCTGTCGTATTTTTCAAAATATCGTCCATTACCGCTGTCCATACCAAATGTACGGGCTGCATGCACACACGCTCAAAATCTCCAAAATGACCCTGTTTAGCCACATCTTTCAACATCATTATCATGCCCATGCCATTGTTATACATCGCTTTTTTCCCCCCACCTGCTCCAAAAATATCCGCATAATCTTTCATAAATTCAGTCAGATTAGCCTCAAAAAAAGCGAGAAAAGCCAATTTTTTGCCAATCTCCACGTCCGCCAAAAGCGTCAATCGTTCCATCAGTCTAGCTTCGTTATACACTTCCCGTTCGTCACCATCCCAATCAACAGACTCCCGAAATTCCGCCAAATCCCGCCGACGTGGCCTGCAAAAAGTAGCAATCAACTTATCCAAACAAACACCCCGCTCAGCTTCCTCATTTTCGTTGCTATCACCCGTATCCGTCGGCTTCGCATACCCCAAATAATGCACAAAACCCATCGCCAGCTCAATACTCTTACAATCCCCAAAACCCGCACTGGGCAAAAGCCACTCCTGAGCTTCTCGAACTATAAGGCACGGCGAACACCGCAACGTAGTAGCCTCAAAAACCCATTCCACCTGCCGTTTCAGCAGTACCCATTCTGCGGCAGTTAGCCGCCATTTGTGCCATTCGTCCAAAACGTTCAGCCACGCGGGCACTGCGTAGTCCCACATTTCTGTCTGTGTTTTTGCCTTGACACCGGCCAAAGCACAAACGGCAAGCCGCTCAAAATCATTTCTTTCGCATTCCTCCCAGCTTGCCGGCCGCAAAAATTTCCGTTTACCGTATTTAAGTTCTATCATTAATTTCTCAAATTAGCTCCTGGTACCACAATCGTATTTTGACCCGCATACCGCCACCGCAGCACCAACATGGCGGCACCAGTTTCCTCAAAAAACTCAATTTTTATTTTGTGTAATTTTCCTTTTATGAGTGTCATAGCGGCTTCCGAAGTGAAAAAAGGAGTAGTCGTAAATCTGTCAATCACCAGTTCATCATCTACCCAAAGCCGCAGCCCATTATCGTGCCGCATGCTAAAAGTAACCGTGCCTGAAATCGGACCAATTATTTTCCCCGTCCATCTTACCGCAAAATAGTCGCTATTAACTCCCGCAGGTAACTGACTTTCCAAATCCGAAAAGTCAAGCTCGGCGTCTGTACGTGTAGCTGCTATGGCACCCGTAAAAGCGTTAGTTTCGTCATTCGGGGAGAAATTATACCAGTCACTTTTCAGTCCGTCCGCATAGGCAATACAATTACCAAATTCGTTCGCATAAGCCTGCGTATTCTTTGCCATCCAAGCAGCTTCAGCTTTCGCATCAGCATCGGCTTGACTAAGTTCCGAGCCAAACATAGCAATAGAAACCTGTGTCGCCGCCGCCGCACCCTGAAAGCCAGCACCACAATCATCACGTAAGAAAGTGCCCATTCTACTAATTTCTGCACTCGAAAAAGGAGTACTTGCAGCGTCGCAAATAGAGTTCAGAAACGGAGCAATATATCCAGGGTGGTTAGCTACATTAGCTTCTACCCGTCGTGGTCGCACCACTTCGTTCGTTGTTATATCGTATAGCTCCAAGTCCAGAACCACCTTTTGACCGTTCCGCCGTCCAAAACCATCAAGCCCACAGCTCGTGCGGTTCATTCTCCAAGCAAACGCCTCCAGCACATCGCTGTTCGGCAAATTACTAAAGCTCAGTAGTTCGCTCATTTCGCGAAAAGCAAGTAAACGCCCACTTGCCTGGTCTCTACTATCCCCAATCAAATAATTAGAAAATGCAGGCTCCAGCCCAATAAGACCTTTTTCGCGTAAAAGCCAAAATTTCCGGCTCAATGCCATATCCGAAAGCCATTTTTGCTGCACCTTAGATAAGTACCCCGTTGTAACCAAAATTTCTTTGATTCCGCGTACGTCGCTAATCTCCCGCTCCGTAAATTCCGCTGCAAAATTCCAACCCGCCCACTTTACAGAAACAACACGCTGCAAGCTCATACTCTCCGTCAAATCGCCCAAAAGCCGCAGCGTATCAAACCCACCAAGGCTATTCTCAAAAATCAGATTTTGCTCGTTCCGCACCGCATCATCAGAAATTACGTACGTCCGGCGTTCGCTTACAATTTCGTCGTTTTCATTCGTCAGCCAGTAAATCACTGTGCTAATATTATCCGGCAAATCATTCACCCGTACGTCAATCCCGTAAACCGTGAAGGGAGAAACTCCCTCGATACTGTCCACCGTTTCGTCAATAACTCGGTAGCCGCTCGGATCGTCAGCATCAGGTTCATTATATTTCACCTGTCGCCGCCAAAGTTTCAAGGCTTGCGGCAAAGGCGTAAAATTCGAGAGGAAATACAACCATTCCCGCTGTTGCCGTCCAATAACTTTCCGATCAGCTTGCCATGTCAAAAACCTCCGTCCAGAGCCCATAAAATCAGAAAAAAAACGAGTCCCCCAATCCCTGAAATCAGCCGTGCTCAATCCCGCATCAACCACCCACGCCGTCACACTCGTAACCGAATCAATCGGCGTACTGCCATTATACCGTTTCGCAATCGTATAATACTGTCGAGTAGAACCACTCAAAACTTGAAAACGCGAGTTTGCACTTACTGTCGGGGTTTCAACGCTCAATTCCGCCACAAGTCTTTCCTCAATCCGAAAAAACGCACCTTGGCTCAGCGTCGCACCCGCCAAAATTGGTTCTTCCCTTGCCATCAGTTCAGCCACCTGTACAAAATCAGTAGCTCGGTAGCCGTTTTGGACCCATACCTCTAGCACATAACGCAAATTTGAGCGGTCAGCATCGGTAGGGTTTATCACTACCGCATCCACGTTAATTATAATCGGGCTCCGCCCAAGTTGCAAATCCGTATAATTAGCATCTAACCAAAATTCCATATATCTTTTTTTGCTTGTACACAAAAATAAAACCGCCCCACTTTAGAAAGTAGGACGGTTTTTAAGGGTACTTTCATCTGTTTATTTTTTTCTAAAACAACCTATTGTACAAATCACTCAAAATCCCAATCATTTTTGGCTTCGGTATTCGTACCGCTTCACCGTGCTCCCCCTGCTTATCAGCACAGCCAAACAAAATCGTATCCTCGTCAAAATACTCTAACCTAAATCGATCAATATCAATACTACTTTCGTTTTCATAACCGTATTCTCGAAGAATTTCCCGAAGCCGATATTGATGAATATCAGGTATATTACGCTGCTCCGCCATTGCTTTTGTAATTGTTTTTGCCGGAACCGCCCCAGCCTTCTCCAAACCCGCAACGCTAATCAGCGGATGCTTTCTCAAAAAACTGCATATATCATCCGAATTGCTAATCATCTCTTCCATTTTTCGTAAATTTGTATTCAGTTAATTAGTTAATTGTTAACGCCCCGGCTGTTCGTGCAGTCGGGGCGTTGTTGCGTTTTAGGATAAAACATATACCCTGTTTGGTAGATGTCTTTCTTCTTCGCGAATCACGTTGTCTATATACCATTCAATTATCTCACCAATTTCGTAATCAATATCATCTTGATTGTATCCTTCCTGACCCTCTTCGAGGTCACCAGCAACAAATTCTCCATGATATTCCCGGTCGCTCATTGTCCAGGGTTCAACCACCTTTGGCAATTCTTCAGCATTGGGCTGATAAGAGCCTTGGGATAGCCAACTTCCTGAAGTACAATTCCCTTCTTCATCTACGTAGATTGGGATTCTACAGTCCTGCATATTAAAGTCATGAGCTGTTTCTAACTGCGTTTTTAGTACACCCCTTAAAGACTCTTCGTTTACATTAATTTTTTTCGCTCCAAACTCATTTACATTTTCCATCGTCGTATTATTTAATTGTTGCCCCGTCTAATAGCTTCAGGGATTGCTTTGCCTTAACGACATTATAAAGATAACACTATATTTTATATTTGCCACTATTAAGGGGCAAATATATTTGTACATTTGGCAAAAAAAAACCTGAACCGTTTCTGGTTCAGATAATTTCTACTACTTAGTTCGATTAAAAGTTGAAGTACAGTAAAAAAATACCCGTCTCAAATGCGACGGGTATTCAAACTACTCACCTATTCAACTAATCTAATCTTTACACGGCACTCGCCTACCAAAAAAATTATAGCATTCCTTTGGTGGCAGGCCCTTTCTTAATTCTTCTATCAGAGTAACATACATTTCCCTCTCTCTATTTGCTTTATTTCGTACTTGACTAATTATGCTCTGCATCGATAAGATCTGCTCAGCATGCAGTGTACTATCAGTCAGTATAATTCCAGTTAGCCGCTGCGTTTTGATTCGGGCAGAATCCAAAAATTCATTCGCCTGATAAGCGTCTTGATCTGCCGCATCACGCTCAGTTTGAGCGGAATCGAGAGCCTTCTGCAATTTCCCCACCCTACAAGAATGGAATTGAGAAAATAAAACCAACAACGCCGCCACAATCAGCAGCATTTTCCAGTTCAATAATAATTGCTTTATCATTCTTCGTTTAATTTAGATTCGTTTTTTGCACTAATTTTATCAAGCAAATTCATCAGAGGTTTGAAAACTCGATTTGGGTACAGCTTATTACCATTTAGCAAAACCGAACGAGCTTCCAAAACCACGATAAGCATCAGAAAAGTCGTAAAAACAGTACCGCCGTTTTGCAAGCCTGTTTGTACAAGCAGGTCGCCCACCAATTGTGCAATTTTCAGATAGAAAAAATACACGACAGATTTGTACACAATTTTTGGCAGTTTTCGCCAATCAAACCTTTGTTCTTTCAAAGCAATCGTTATCCCTAGGATCGAGTCAAATATAAAGCAAACAATCAAGCTATGAACCGCCAGTTCGTCTGCATCAGAAACCTGAATCAACAGGGCAGTAACTATACTAAGCCCCAATATCGGCGATTTTACAAAAGCCCAAAGAATAGTCGTAAGGCTAATAAAAGTTTTAATAAGTCCTTCGAAGTTCATATAATTATTTAGTTAGAGTTTCACCCGCACCACGCTTGTTCTCGTTCCAAAAGCCTTGATCATAGCACCACCACCGCCAAAATTAAGCGGCTTCAGTACAAAGTGTTCCGTAATCTTTTCGCCATTAAAAGCATCGTAGAGCAAGATCAGCATCTCCTTCCCGTCAGCACTTAGTTTTGTAGCCACCAATGGTTTTTTTGAAAACAAACTTTCGTCAGCCGTCATATTCCACACCCACGACGTCTTTGCATCAATAATATCTTTGTGGATAGAAACAGCCCAAACCCCCGCCATCAGGTCATCCACATTTTTTAAGCTATTGTGTGGATATTCAGGGTTAGATTGTTTCAGCCGACCGTTACGGAAACAGTCAAACCCCTGTTTCGTCTTGTCATTTGTACTATAAACCGGATCGAACCAACAGTCGAAACCATCCCCAACCGCAACACTCCAAACGCCCCAGTTAAACATTGTCTGCGGAAAAACTGCGGGCTTAATCCAGCAGTAATAATTCGAAAAATCTCGCCGCCCAAGCGGAAAATCCCCAATCAATTCCTGCGTTGGCCAGATAGTAGCTAGAATTGTTTTTCCCGGATAAAACTTTTTATTCAGCTGAAATTCCAAGATATAATGATGAATTGTAGAAAAATTCGTTGGGTAGTTCATATAGCCACCCACGTGCAAAACATCAAGATTTTTTGCGTAATCATCACCATGGTACTGAATCCGCCGCTTGTATTTCTCCCGAAAATCCGCCAGCAATCCTGTATAATTCACTGCCCCTGTATAATCTGCCGCTCGGCTGTCCTGTTCCATTTGTATGCGGGATATCTTAATTGGAGTTTCGTTCCAAGCGCTAAGCTTCGCGTTATATTTTTGTTGCTTATACCACCGCAAGCAATCCTTTATTTTTTCGCGATGTTCGCCAAAAGCACGGTTCGCCACCGCCTCCCAGTTCAGCATTATATATCCGTAGTCCTTGAAAGGAATAATTCGGCGTTTGAAACTTTCCAGAATGCTGTTTGCAGGTGTAACCCGCAGCCATTCGTCAAAATCTTTCTGAGAGCTCTGATAAGCTTGCGGGCAGCCAAGTTCGTACAGCCAATCATCAGAAACAAAAGCGTAACGTTTCGAAACGTCCGTTTCCAATGCATACGTAATGCCCTTGTTCGTGTAATTTTTGAGTTGCTTCTGCCGTTCGTTGGTCATTTGCATGACCGTCATTTTACCAGACGGCAGCTTGAAATCGGGAAATTTCAAATCAAAATCCGCAAGCTGACTCGTATTGTCAGCATCGTATTGCGGTCTGAAATAATAGGTAGAATTATTATCCGTAAATGTTGTAACCGGATCAGCAGTAAATACAAAATCCTGTTTCCATTCCTTCACATCCCACCGCTGTTTCCCCTGTAAAACCACCAGCGGGAAATAATTAAACCCAGCTAATCCATCCATTTTGGATTTATCTCCCGCCTCCAGCTGGTCAGCACCCAAATAATATTGTGAATTATTTTGTGCCGGTAGAGCCACCCGCGAAAAAACATCATAGCTTTTTGGCTCAACATACTTTTTACCCACCACCACCGGCGGAGTAATAATTTCAGTCTCCGCAAATGGCACTACACAGCCCCATGTGCTAACATTCTCACACCCTTTTAGGCGTAAGAATATACCTTCACAGTTAGTAGAATTACGCAGCTTCAGCACCGGGCTATCCTGCCAGTTCACATTATCAGCAGAATACTCAACACGTGCCTTCGGGTTATCCGTACCAACCGTATAATTTACAAAATCAGTGTTGGCGTCGATAACCTTCGTAAACTTCGTATTATCCCAATTAACAACCTGCCTACAATTGTCTATCGGTGCAACTTCGCTAATAAAAACCTTCTCAATTTTCGCAGCAAACATAAACGTAGTATCCGCCGCGTAATACGCGTCTTTCAACACGTACTTCCCTTTCGAAGTAACAAGCGTATCCTGAGCAAATGCCCCCAAACTCAGCAGCCCAAAAAAAGCAACCAACAACAATCCAAAAAACTTTTTCATAATTTATAAACTTTAGTGATTCTTGACTTGACCACCCGTCACTGTCCCACTAAGCCTACTCCTTCCAAGTAATAGCTTTAACCATTCTCATCTGAGCATCTTCCAGCATAGTTATTGCGGTAGAAGCATGCCGTTTTACCCGCCTGATACATCAGAATTTCTCAGATTGTTCATCTGATCAATAGCGTCCGCTATTGTTTGTTTTGCTGTGCCAACTTCATCGTCTCCTGACGGATTGAAGTCTAATCCTACTGCCTTTTGTCCAAAACTTTGACCTTCCATTTTTAAAATTTGTTTATTTTTTAATCCCTTAGCAGCCGCGTTTTGCCCTGCTATAATTTCTTCGTGAAAATGCTCCTTTATCGCTCCCATAATTAATTTATTCTAATGACCCCCTCCGGTACATCCCTCACCAAAATCGGTTCTTGTAATAGTATATTAATACCTTTCAGGAAATCTGCGACCTCAAAGCTCGGGCAAGCTTTCGCTACGCCCGGAAAATCTCGGTGTCCCTTGATTTCCGCTGCCGGAAAAAAAGACTTCATTTTGCGTAACAATAATATCTGAGAAGAAATCTGAGCCGCCGTACGGTTATCAAACGGCTTATTATCCGCATCCACCCCCCCGATATAGCTGATATGAATACTTACAGAATTATACCCCGCCACACCGTTGCTTACCTGTCCAATCTGCAAAAGCTGCACAATATCACCGTTCGGTTTGATAAGGTAGTGGTAGCCCGGATTCTTCCATCTAAGATTTTCCGCCCAGTAGCGTTGAATACTCGCCACCGTCGTTGTCTGAGGAGTAGCCGTGCAATGCAATACGATGTATTTTATGTTTCTCATTTCATTCTGAAAATTATCCCGTTCGCACTATTGTCAGGCAACTTGTTCAAGCTGCCGTCTTCCGTAGAAAAACCACGCCTTAGCACGTTCATAGAGCGTCTTGCCTCAGTTTGTGCCAAATCAATCAGGCGTTGCAAACCTTTCCCATCCACCGCCTTGCGATTATATATCCCGTCAAAATCACTCAATACCCGCAACGCTCCAGATCCGGTTTGTACAATATTTAGGTGTGGTAGAGCTTCAAGATACCCCTGAGTAGCAATAAGCCGCTCAATCCAAATAACTTGCTTTGCTTCGGTCGCATCAAGCGTATCCCCCGCCTTTATTTTCGTCAATAAGGCATCATATACCACCGCACCAGCCGCACGGCGTACCACATCCCGCTCCGTTTTTGCCAAATACGGCATCAGCGTTTCAAAAAGTAGGTAGCTATTTGCCACTTGCGGTACCCATTTCGTCATTTTTGTCGCCGTTTCAATCCACAATCCCGCACGTTGTTGATAAGTATCGCTACTTTTCCACGTTTCAAATTCGTTTTTGTTAAAGTATAGCCAAACCAAAAGCCGCTCCATCGCCTTACTTGCATTTTCAGCTGCTTCCCGCTGTCGCTTGTCCAGTACCCCAATCCGCACCGGAGAGGATTTATCTGTATCTTCTTCCTGCAATCCAAAATCTCCATCCTGCCCAATGCTAAATGGCAGATAAGCCCCGTACCCGTACCACGCCGTCACTTCTTGAGCTTTTTCAATCAGCTTTTGCGGGAAACCTGTCGGTGTACCGTCAAGAACCGTATTCAATTCTTCTAAGAGTTCTTCACCCAAAACCCGGGTCAAATACTCATTTTCGGCATTGTTACAATACGCTTCAATCCAGCCAAAAGTCATAGACGTATTTACCGCCCGCCCCAAGTATTTGATTATGGTGTCAATATTGCGTATCAGCATCAGCTTTTTGAGTTTGCGTTGTCAGAATTATCAGTTTTTACGCCGCCTTTATCCATATTGTCATTTACCAATTGCACTGAGTAAAATCCGGCATAAACATCGTTCGGCAAATTCAGATATTGGCGGTACACCCTATCAATTACCCGGCTCACCAACATCCGTTCACGAGGGGTGCGAAAAAATTGCTGATAGTTGGCACTCACCTTCAGTTCGCTGCCAGATCCACCAATTACTTTTCCGTCAGAAATTCCCGCCAGTCCGCTCAAGATGCCACTCGCATTCGCAAAAGCACGTAAGGCCGCATCATACGCATCAATAAATTCTTTAGAATTTAAAGAACGTTTGACTTCCTGAAAATTAATTAACGGAGAAAGCCTGCCCGTTACATCTACATCACACTCATCTACCAATATTTTAAGTTTCCCGTTGAAAAGAAAGTCTTGAGCGTTTTGATGAAAGTCCTTACGTGCTTTTGCTTTCTCCGCCTCAAAATCAAAGTCTTCGTCAAGCTCTTCGCTACTTTGTCTATCCGCCACCATTTGGTCAAAATAGCTGCTCGCTATTTGCACGATATGGCTCACGTTGTTATTACTACCAACAGTTTCTTTAATACGCCCTGAAATAACATTCATAGTTTCAAGCCACTCGCAGGATTCTTCTGCCCACCATTTCGGAAATCCGTAATAGAATTGTCCGCTTTGTGGCAGTTTGCCGTGTATAAGTCCGTCATTTCCATTTCTTCCATCCCAATAAGGCACGGCTATACATTCTTTACTTACCACATCCTCGTCAGACCAATCCGGGCAAATGATACCCGCCTTTACTTTTCCGTTTTCTGCTACCGCCTGCCTCCATGTCATTACGTCGCGGGTGGTAAGGATAGGAGTAGACCCATCTTGCGAAACGTGACACACGAAGTTGGCAGTTTCGCAGAGTGCCGTTAGCATTTCAACTGCCAAAATTTGCAGATCCACAACTTTATCAAGCTCAAGTATCTCATCAGAAAAAAAAGGCGTTTTAATCAACTTCCCAGCTTTCACTTCATGCCTAAAAAACCCAAAGCCGCTGCCGTACAAAAAGTCTACCCGCGTTTCAAGCAAATTCATAGCATCGCCATTACTCCGCAAAAGTTGGATCTTCAGGTGTGGCATCTTATTGTTTGCCCCCCAAGGATAAATATCATAGTTCCCACCTGCGGTAAATACTTGTTTGACAATAGAGCCACGTACGCTCGTTTCGTCACGTACGCCGTCGGTATTCGTGCCGTTTGTAAGAAACGCCAGTGCTTTACTGCCAATTTTTATAATATCTTTCTTCATTAAAATCGTGGGTCAATTAGTTGCCCGTTAAATTTTACCAGTAAACAAATCCAAATATCAAACACTTTCACTTTTCCACCTTCCCACACTTCAAGCTGTAATTTGCTTGCCCGGCTCTCTTTGTAGCTAATACTTGCCATGTCTCTTTTTTTATCAGAAATCGCAAGTCCGGCACCAGCTCGCGTACAATCTTTTTTGCTTCCAAACGTGCCATCAGCTCGTCGGTATTCAATGTCAAAATTTAAAGGGAATCCATTTCCAGCCAGTCGCACTTGCCGCAAAACATCCTTGATATAGATTGTTTTCATGCTCAAAAGTCCCGAAAACAAGCAAAAGAAAGTAGGACGGAACTCGCACAGCTTGCTATTCCGCTCTTTCATATATTCAAAACCCTACTCATAAGCGTGTTACCAATTTTTTAGACCCTTAACCTTCCGCCTTTCTTTTTACTTATGCCCGCACTTTGGCGATTTGGCTATCGCTCTTTTCACTTTTGAATATGTGAAAACTCATTTTTGAAATTTGAATTAAAATTATTTGAACGAAACTCTTGAACGGGCTGAAGAAAGTTTTGGGATGAATCTTGCGAACTTTTTGAAAATCATGTAATCAAATATGTCGGAGAAGTGAGTCGCAAATCGTTGGTCAACGTTTTCGTTTTGCTCCGAAGTCTTGTCTTTTTCAAAAGTGTCTTTTACAACAGGTGCATTCTGAATAGAGATGATAAGATCCTTTGCATGTACTTCATTTACCTTTACGGTTGGGGTCTTGGATGTTCCGTTTAAGATAGCGTTGAGCACTTGGTATCTAATTTGGTAGGGTGGGTACATCCGCTGGACCTTATTGATTACTACCCAACCACGCCCACGTAGTACGTCAAAAAAGGACTCGTATAATGTCTTACGCCGTCCTGGGTCGCGACTTTTCCCGCTATGATCGCCATATATGTACACTTTTTTGTTGCGATGATCCTTGTATTCATCACAGAAATCATTAGCAATCTGCTCAACGAGAGTTGATTTTGACTGCTTAACAAACATCGATTTGATAATCAGATAATCAGTTGCTTTTTGTTGAGCAATCAGGAGCGAAGTGAACATTGCATTGAAATCAAGCCCAAGATCGAGCGGCTTGTTGGCTTGGTAATCAATACGAATATCCCGATACAGCTTAGCATCATCGTCCCACACGTAGTCTGACATTTGAAAGTAAGTATGGATCTTATCATCGAATGCTGAGTAGAATGAGTTGGGTAGCTGATTCACCCGCTCATTTAATACCTCGATACGAAAAGCTCTATCTGAAGTAGCAGCTTCGCGTTCCATCTGGATCCAGTTCCCGGGCAGGTTCTCAATGTTGTCGTAGACGTTAGCTTGCAGGAAGTAGTACCGCTCTGGGTATTTCTTCTGAAGTTCTTCAGTAATATATATCCATTGTTGTGCTGGTATCCAGGCACCGCTAGTAAAGTCTGCAATTAGCCAGTGCAGCGGATGATTATGTCCCTTTCTATCTGTACGTGGGTCTTTGTAGGTGCCTTTATTTGCCCGCACTGTTTTTCGAAGAATAGCATCGTAAAAATGATGTTTGAGCATAAAACTTTCATCCATTAGGAGCACGTCAAAATTATGCCCACGTGCCGTTTCGGGACGGTCGGCGGAAACATAAACTAACGCTACCCCATTTACAAAGCTGGTAACGTTTTCAAAAGATTGCATTCCCTCAAGCGGAGTATCCCAATCCTCAGGCGGCTTTCGGTTAATTACATAGTGCCCCCATGGGCGGAGTTTTGGATGGTATTCATGCAATCCGTATTCTGCCCAAACTTTTCGGCTTTGAGAAAGGACGACGTTTTGAACGTGTCCATAGGTCAGGCTCGCCAACGCTATCTTTGCCCGAGGCAATTCGTGTGCTACTTCTGCAATCATACGCATCAAAGCGTTTGTTTTGCCCGATCCCCTTCCTCCTTGAAACGTAGCCCTGAAACCCGTCTGCCAACCAAGCCCCGTTTTTTCGTCGATGAAATCGGCTTTGTTCTCGCAAACTCGCTCAATAAATTCTGCCTGTTTTTTATTGACCTTCAGTTCCAGTACTTCCATTTTGTTCGATATTATTTATTTGAACTGGACCTGAAGTATATACACGAGTGCCGCCCGGCATCCTGAGCGAGGCAGGAGGCAGGTTATTTACTTCACCCTTATCGAAGCCGTACATTTTGTAGAGCCTATCAATGGATTTTAAGATACCTTCAGATTCTTTGTCTCGAATCGAAATTGACAGTGCAAGATGAGCCGCTTCAATCAGTGTTTTCAAAACTCCTTCTCTGTTAATATCGTACGCGTCTCCGTAGAGCCGGAACGCATCGTTCAGTACTTGGTAAGCAAATGTTTTCTCATGTCCATATTCGATATTTAGCATCTTTACGATTTGCTGCGGGCTGTACATTTTACATGCCCACCCCCATGCTTTTGCAAGTTTTTCGAAATATACCACGTCTCGATTTGACGTCAGGTTACGATTGCCGAGCAAATGTTCTTTGAATACATCGAGGCGGTCTTTACCCTTTTCGATGTTGTTATTTGTAATCGTTATTTCTTTATTCATTGCACAAAAAAAAGCCACGCTACAAATTTGTAACGTGGCTTTTCATTATAATAGGACGGTTTAATCAAACAACCCATTTCCGCAACTTCCATCCACGGCTCCTTTTGCTTTTTCACGAGCTTCGGTTTCGCCGGGTTGGGGTAGGTGTGGTTCGAGCAAAGTGCCATCTTCAAAGAAATGACCCCATCCACGTCCTAATTTTCTGCCATGTCCGTTGTGCTTATCGTAAGCAAAATCGGGTATTGGTCGCAACATCTGCTTGTGACAATTCCAATATTGAATCAACGTCCAGTCTATGAGCCGCGATTTAGAAGCTCGACAGAGCATCAGCACCGCGTGTGTCATGAAAAGCCGCTCCGGCTTATTCTTATCATCCTTCTTTTTTGCTTGCTCCTTGTGCATCATATATAGTGCGAAGATTTCAGAAGAAATGTGAGGCTCGGCAAGCCCCACATCTTCACTGCTTATAATCCTGAGCCGCTTCCAAACGTATTCGGCAAAGTTGCTCTCAAAAAGCTCTACTGCCCAAAACATCGCATCATCTTCCAGTCCTCGCCTGATGCTCTTTTGCAGAGCCGAGCTGCACTCAAAAAAGTCGTACCCGTTAATTGTCTTAATGTCGTATTTCATATGTATAGTATCGTTAAACGTCCTTTTTCTACCTTGATTGTACACTTATCACCCGGCTCAAATCCTGCGGCTCTTAACCATTCCCCGCAGAGCAATAGTTGTGGCACCTTCTTTTCGTCCCACTTGTTTCGAACGTGTTTTTCAGCCACTTTTAATTCCCGATAATCTTGCATAATTTTGTCCTGTTCTGATTTGATGATTAACTACATTTTTTGTTTTTGAAGAACACTTTTAGCCCGGTCTGATCACCGGGCTATTTTCGTTACTCTCTGAATAATTCCACCTGCTTTTCTTCTGCCGAAGCCGCAAACAGCGGCATATCACTATGCCCCTTCAGTAAGCTTTTTTGCAACCCGTAAATTCTTTCAGGTTTCTCCTGGTAATAATTAAGTAGGATGGTCTTCGTTGGGCCATCTGCCAGCTCAATTTTTCGCATTACTGCTTTCAATTTGTTTTTCATTTCTGAATACTTTAATGATGAATGATTAATTAACTACTCCTGTAAATTCGTTATAAATAACGGATTTCAGAAACTGAAATCCGTTAAGTTTTCCACTATCAAAAAAGCGTTAATTGCTCTGCTTTGACTCGTTTTATTTTCTCCGAAATCTCAACTTGTATAGCAGTTTTAGGCTCATTTATCTCTGAATAATAGAAGCTGCTTTGCTCTTTGCTAAGTGGACGAATATGCGGCACTGGCGGGCAACCCGGTATTGAAAACATCGGATTTATTTCCCATCCGCCCCACCATTCTAAACTGAGTGCATTTGAATGTGCAACCTCACCACGGCAACCGTGCAACGCCATATTGATTGCCGACATCCGCACGCAGACCGGATCAATGTCACTGGCATAGCATCTTATTTGCGGGTTCTTCACGTGGGCGGCCAAAAGGAACCTGCCGGATCCAGAGCAAGGATCTAAACACGTTTTTTCGTTCGGCTGCGGGGGCACAATTGCTGACATCAATTCCACCAAAGTAGGCGGTGTAAAAAACTGACCTAATGCAGATGCTTTGTACCTACTCGCTATTGTTTCGTAGAAAATCCCAAGCCCATCGTACCAACCCTGAGCGTAGCCAAGACCTTTCTCATGGGCTTTCAGATATTCGATATTGAGCTGCTGAAAAATCGGGTAGTCATCGCCGTACCTTCGTTGCAAATCCTTAGCTGCTTCCGGGTCGCCTTCAAGCAGCATTCCCCAAAATAAATAGGTAGTCCAATCGCTAAATACAGTCCCGTAGTCGCTGTTCCGATAAGCTAACTTATCGAAGAGCCGAGCAAACTCCTTGAGTTCGCCCGGCACATCTTGTACAATACTCATGCTTAAAAATCAACTGTTTCAAGCTCTTCCGAAGCTGCTTCAACCTGCTCAGTATCGCCATTCAAAATAGCTCTCAAATGCTCCGCATATTTTTCAGTTAGCCGAAATCCGGTAAGCTGCTCAAAACGAGCTTCGTACTGTTCAATAATCAACTTAGAGGTTGATTTATACTTGTTTTTCCGGTAGGTGGTCAAATACTCAACCATATCGTTTTCAGTAATCTCACGCCCAACGCTCTCGCTGATATTCATAGCTTGCACGTCCAAAGGCGTACCCGTCTTTTCAAACCAAGACGGCGAAACATCAGATAATCGGTTAACGTCGCCCCATCTTTCAAAGCTCGCCTTTGTGGTGGTAGTAAGGTGAGCATCAATTAAGCCGTCTGCACTCGTATCAACATCTTGAAGCGTTAGCATTTCAAGGTAGGAAGCTGCAAGATCCGCGGGATTTAGGCACTCGGTTAAAATGAATTGATTCAACTCTCCAACAGTCTGTAAACCTTCGCAATCAATCGGCTTGTAGCTTTGAAGATCGTGAATTGCTTCAATTCCAATTAGTTCACAAATTTGACGGTCTTTATAACTGAGTGAGGCTCGCATACCGCATAATTTCGCCCATTCATAATAAGCGTTTTCGTCAAGTCCAGTACGCTTGCAAAAGCGGTACAATGAAGATGTTTTTTTTGCGAATTTTCCGGTTTTCGTACGGATAGAATTGTTCTGATTTTTCATCGATGTAATGTTTAAATGATTGATGATTAATTAACTACATCTGTAATATCTTACAACAGAACGATATACGGAAACCGCAATCCGTATAATTTTGTAATAGTTTTTTGGCACAAAAAAAGCCCCGTATTTCTACGGAGCTTCTGCCCATCCGGGCTAATCATAGTTGCGTGATGTTGTCTTTATATTTTACGGGAGAAGTGGTAATAACTCCCCAGTTTCATTTTTTGGCAATGTCGGCGGTGATAACACCAAAAATGAATTTACCGACTGAACACTAAGACCAGAATCCTTGCTGTATTTACACTCTTCTAAACAGTCACAGTCCCATCCAGCTTGCAATACTTTATTACACAAATTTCCAGATCTTACCCCTTCAAGTCGATCGTAAAATTCTCTTTCTATAAGCGAAGTCGTCGCAACTTTACCACTCATAAAAAAGGGAATTTTAGGGTTTTCTGGAAAGCATGACTTTTGCCTGCCTTCTTTCTCAAAGTTACAACATCGCTGCCAAAAGTCCGTTGCAACAATTGGAAGTCCTTCTCTTCAGAATCCAAATTCCTGAACTCGGCAAGCCCACCACGGTTGATAAAAGTATCTCGTTGCACAAAGCAAAATCGGTTATCTTTCCATCCGCCACGGTGATAATAAGCGTTCAAACAACTGATCCAGTAGTCTTCGTTGCAAACAATATCTGGATTATACCACAGCTTTGAGCCGCTCAAAACTCCGTGTGCAGCACCCGTAAAATACCCACCCATTTTGATAGGTCTGAAAGGATCAAATTGAACTGGAGTTGCCGACATACTAAAACCAAAAAGGAAGAACCCACTATCCCGGCAAGCGTTCGCCGCTACCTGAATCAGGTCGAACGCATCCGCAGCTTCGATATCAGAGCTTTCGCCTTTTTCCTGATACGTCCGCTTCAATGAATCAATATCATCGTCGAGCATAAACACATCCCCAAAATGCTTAATAATCCAATCCCGTTTCCGTGCCAAACCAATAATGTTATCAGGGTGCGTTACCACCTCAATACCCTTGTTGCAAGCTCGGTATAACTTCGCCTGAGAATCCGCCACACACAAAAGAGCACCGTCCACGGCACTGATCGTACTAACCCGGTCCCATCTTTTGTGAGAAGGTATAACAACTTTTACTTCCATGACTCAATCAGTTTTGCAGCGTGAATTACATGCATCGGTGCAATATTAGTACCTCCTTTGTAAGACTTGCCACGTTCAATTCCGAGCTTTTCGGCAATATGATTTTCGTCAATTTCATTGACGCACACAACCACAAACGAAGTGTATTTTTCGGAAAACTTCCCAACGATTGGCATTTCGGGTTCTTCCGTTGCATCGGCAAGAGCGGCGTGGGCAGACCCAATTTCTTCAATCTCCATTCCATAATCCGCAAAATCAATCACATCTTCAAAATGAGATCTCAAAATATCATCTACCCAATCTCCTTTAATAGCATTAGAGTTGAAATTATACTTTTTTAGCTGTTTTTCGCTGAGTTGCATGTTCGGTACTCTTACATCAATCATTTCTTCACCACGCCCCAACGCAATCATTGCCGCACACCGCTGGTGCCCGGCAATCAAAATTCCATCCTCATTAATGGCAGGTATCTCTACCATACCAAATTCTTCGAGGCTTTCCCGCAAATGTTTCATCTGCTCTGCACTCATCTTGCGTGGGTTGTATTCGTAAGGTATCAGGTTCTTTACCTTACGCTGTTCGGTTTTCCAAATCAAGCTCATAATAAATCTCTTTCGTTGACTAGTTGTTCAATTTCCGCAACCACCTGAGCTAACTGGATAGCCCATTTTACCTTTGTGGCCTCTTTTGCTCCCTCTTTTTCAAGTTTCTTGTCGAGCTTATATCGCTGATCCCGCAGCCTTGGCAACTTTCCCGCAATTACGTCAAGCCTTTCGATATCGTCTTTTGTCCGAGCTTCGGGTTCATCTTCCGTATCATCAACCACGCCGTTACGCTCAATGTGCTTCTTCTTAGACCAGATACGTTCAATCTCCCGCCGCTTCACAATTGCCTCACTGGTCAGGTGCGGGCATGGTACGGCAGGATCAAAATCAATTATTTGTTGCGAAATTACCGTCTGTTCCCGAAACAGCACGTCAGCCGCAACGCTCAAGTCAGACTGAGCCTTCTTAATATCATCAGAGTGGGAGAGGGGACTTCTTGACGAAATCGGGGAAGCTTGTGCTGGTTCATGAGTAAGCACCTCAGGGGCTTTGACTTCTAGCTCCTGTAATCGCATTATCGCATTATCAAGCTTGTTCTGCGGTGCTCGTTTCGCTTGCACTAGATTGCTCAGCATCCTTACTGCTGCACGTGCTTTCATTAAGTTTACGCTCATCTTCAATCAGTTCGATAACTTGCTCAATTGCTTCTCGTCGGTAGAAAACATGCAGGTCGTTCGCTACCTCATCAATAAAAAATTCCCGCCGTATTCGTTGACGGGCAAAAGAAGGTAATCCCTAAAGGTAGCTACCAGTTTGCTCGCTTCAATACCATGCTCCTTGAGTAAGTCACTCAAGACACTTGTGCTCGGATTCATAAAATGTCGGTAAGTGCTGCGAAAACAAGTACGTAGATACAAGCTTAGGGGACTTGCACCCCCTCTCTCGCCGACAATATCAGCACTTGTATCCCGCAATTTTTAAACTTGTTTTCGCACCCGAAAGATACAAAAAAAACGCCGGATTATACATCCGGCGTTTTTTTTGTATCTGTGTCCTTCTTACTTAGTCGGCAATTGGGGCGTTACCGCGTTTTCTGTTTCCTCTTCAGAAATGGCTATGGGCTGTTTAGAAGCTTTATTTCTTTTTAGAACCTTTGCCGCCTGAGCTTTTATTTTCTGAATCGTCTGTTTGTTCTCCTGCTTTTGCATCGTCTTTTTTCGTTTTATTGTAATCAATATACTTTTGGGCAGTAGGGTCGTCAAACCAGCTTTCGAGCTGCTCCTGAGTTGCTTCGTCGTTAAGCAACAGCTGCTCCGCACCCCTCACTAATTTCACTTTGCCCAAATATTTCTTTTTGATATAATACATAATTATAATCTATAATAAGTCGGCTCAGAACCGTTTGTTTGCCTAACTACCGTTTTTACGAGCCAAACCCCTGACGGCAACACTACACCGGGCAGACCTGAACTAAAAAATGCCGATTGTGTAAGACTTGATTTTTCGTAAAAAACCATCGTAGCTGTATTAAGAAAAATAGCCCCAACACCAATTGCACTTACCGCCGATTCGCTTAAACTTATTCCCGAGTTGCTTACTTTCAAGCCGTATCCCCAATTAGCAAAGGGCAATCCAAGAAAGACATTACCCCACGGCATTGACGTGGTTACGCCTTTGAAACTAATTATATTCTTATCATTATCACCCGCTCCTGTATCAGAATCGTGCTCAAAATTAAGGGGTATATGACTAGATCCAAGTATTTGCTGCGTACCGTCTTTCAGAATCGCAATCGCTATCCCTCCTTCGTTTAAGGTCTTTCCCAAAGCCGCAGATGCTTCTTTCGTTACACCCGCCATATTGCACTCTATTTCATGTGTATGTTTCTGGTGTCCTAACGGGCAGCTTTTTGTTGTCTTTGCCCGGCCGCTACCAATGTCGAAAAATATCCACGCCAACTTTGCGTTTTGCTTCAGGTAGTCGTAAATATTTGCCGAAACACTACTACTCTCTACCCCAATTAATAAAGGAGAGGGGAACGCCGCCTTGAATTGACTCGCACCAATGATGCACAACATAGAAAGGCCCGGTAAGTTATTCACCTGCCGTGCCTTTCTTCCAAAACTTAATAACGTTGCTACTGCCATAGTCAAAATGTATTATACAGTACTGAACCATGCGGGCTCACCCTTAGAATCTTCTTCTGCTGGTAAAGGTACCGTTACGCTATCGGCGAGGAAAACAGAACCCCACGGCATAGAGTCCGAACTCATGCCCTTAAAATTGAAAATGTTCTTATCATTATCACCCGCTCCTGTATCAGAATCGTGCTCAAAATTAAGGGGTATATGACTAGATCCTAAAATCTGACAACTCCCATCTTTTTGATAGCAAAGTGCAACTCCGCCTTCATTCAAAGTTTTTGCCACCGCAGCAGATGCTTCTTTTGTCACTCCTGCCATATTGCACTCCATTTCATGTGTATGCTTCTGATGTCCTAACGGACCGCTTTTTGTTGTCTTTGCCCGGCCGCTACCAATGTCGAAAGTAACAACCGCACCAAGCGTATCAGACTTGAGGGGCAGTGCCACGGAAACTTCCCCATCAGTTACTGTTGTTGGCCACGCTGCCGTAAATTGCGAAGCCCCAAAAAGCACGATTCTGGCTAATCCGGATAAATTATTTTTTTGGCGTTCTTTCCGCCCAAAACTTGTTAATGTAGCTACTGGCATAATCTAATAATTTTATGGGGAAACCCCCGTGCGGCACGAAGCCGGCACGGAGGTTAGGGTGGTAAAAAATGTTATTAATTCTCTGAATACGGTGGGGGTTACTCAGCCAACTTGTAAAGGCAAATCAATCGCCCGTCTGCGTAATTCAACCCGCCGTTAGCGTCAATCATGATTTTTAAATCACGGTCACTTTCTTGGAATTTTATGCTCGGGCCGTCAGATTCTACCTCGTCTTCGTACAAGTAGAATAAGTTACCGTCAATCGTGAAGAACATCGTCTCTGTTCCGAGCATCCACATACGCTCTTTGAATACCACGTTTGGTAGATCGTTCAGTCTCCATTGTCCGTCAGCTCCTTTTGTCGCCACGGCATCTTTATTGGCCACGCTGTCTTCCTGAGCTCTGCTCAACAAAGTCAAAACACGAGGGTCAATAAAAATAGAAGCATCGTCAAAATAGAATTCTTCTAAGCTCGGTGCCGCCATGATTGTATCTACAAACTTGCGTAATTCTTGTATTACGTTTGCTTGCGTGATAGTCACGGCTGCTCCGTTAACTATGTTTTCGTCCGGAATATCCTTCACGCCACCGTCTGCAACATCTGCGTAGCCTTCAACAAACAAGTGCTCAAAGCCGTCATACAAGTTCAACCCTCCAACTACTCCAGTAGCAGGGTTCTCAATCGCCTTATAAAAGCCCCTCGCTACTTCACCTTCAAACTTGTTCATAATCTGACCCATCAAAAATGATCGTCCGGGCAAAGAATGAATGTCACGCGGATCTCCCGGCTCTCTCACGCCAATAAAGTTTTTCTGGATATTCACCAGCTCCAGCTCATCAAACTTAATATCCGCTTTAAACGGGCGTAATTTGCCAATACGCTGCTTGATATTAGAAATAGAGCTGATATAGTTCATCGCTCCGGTCTTACCAGGCTGCGAAATATTTGATACGAAGCTCCGCATTAAAACTACTTCTTCGCTTTCCGCAAGCGGTAGCATATTCAGGTCACGCTTGGCGGCTTGCAACTGGGCAAACTTCTCGCCATAAATTTTTTGGTAGATAAGTTGGTTCTCACGCAACTTCTCAACTAAGGTTGATACATTAACTATTGCCATTTTTGATAAATATTGAAATGAAAAATCTTACACGCTTACCACCCGTGTTTTCCCCACTTCTATTCTATCAGATAGCCGCCGTTAAGCGTTCATGTACTTGCGTATCTTTTGCTCTTCTTCGGAAGCTGTGACCACCGCCTGCTCTTTAGCAGAAAGGTTATTGGTAGTATCACCACCCGCACCGGCATTGCCCAATGCCGTCTGGTGAGCATCCCATCTTTTTGCTTTCGCCTCAAAAACCGTAACCTTACCTTGCAAACCAGTCACCATTCCGGCATCTGCCTTCAGCGTGTCATATTCCGCAACAGAAAGCGTCACTATCCTCGCAGTCGCAACCGATTCGGTAGTTGCGGCCGGAGTCGCCGTCGTTGCACCAGCTTCGGGAGTGGTTGCTTCAGCAGTCGCAGTCGCAACCGATTCGGCAGTTGCGGCCGGAGTCGCCGGAGCTGCACCAGCTTCTGGAGTGGTTACTTCAGAAGTCGCAGAAGCTTCATTTTTACTAAATCCAAAAAGTTCACTTAAACCTTTCATAATGTATATAATTAACTAAGTTCAATTACTCGTTTTATCGCATCGCCCAAATAGCCAATGCGGTCGGCAAGCCCCAAGGCAATTGCCTCGTTTCCACCGTACATTTTGCCAGAAAACACCTGGTCTTTTACCTGCGGTCTCCCGCTCTTTACTTTCTCGATAAAAAGGTCACGTATCGGTTTCAAATCCGCTTTAGTTGCGGCCAAAAGCTCTGGAGTCATAGCCTCTAAAGAATTAAAGAGAGCTTTATCTTCGCTACCTTCGCTACGGATAATCGTTATTTTCTTCCCGTCTTTTTCGTACTTCGCAGACATGTCAACATGTTTTGCCATCACTCCCAGACTACCCAATTCGCTCGAAACACCACTTTCTACTATAATCTCGTTGCATTGGCTCAAAATCCAGTAGCAGCCACTGGCACAAACACCCTTTACATAGCCCACAATAGGTTTCTTGGCATTTTTGATAACATCTCCCAAGAGTTCAATGCCGTTCACTTCACCCCCTGGAGATTCTGCCTCAAGAACAATCCCCTTAATTTCGGGCATACTGTCCATTTCCATAATCCACGCAGCCATTTGCTCTGTACCGTGAGAGCACAAGCCACCATACCGGGTCATCGTACCAAAAATAGGAAGAATAGCCACTTTGCCAGACTTTCGCCCGCTCTTCGCCTGCACCGTCATTTCTCCGTCAGATAGGTAGGGCATCATTCGCTCTTTTACCTGTGCAGATAATACAGTAAGGTTTCCAGCATCTAACTGTTTTGCAAAAAGCATAGCGTTTACGTCATGAAAACGTGGCTCTAAAGCCCAAACCGACGATAAAAGTGAATCAACCATGTTCCAAAATAAGTGCCTTATTATCTCCAAAAGTAGGACGGTAGGTGTCCCGCCATCCCTTCAACATTCGTCGGGAAAAGCAAAACGAAGGGCCACGAAGAACGTGAAGCCATTTCCCTTCAATAATATACGCTGCGTCTGGAGAAACTACCACCGCTCTGTTCACCCGTATCATATATAGCAAATCACACAATTTTCCGCAGATTACAGAGCTCGTCCCATCAAAAAAGGTCAACCTTATATAAGGTTGACCTTTTTCCGCTTTTTCGGCGTACCTAATTCTTTTCATTTTTTGTTTTTGACTTGAAAAAATCTCGGCGTTCTGCCTGAATATCCACCTCGTTTTTCTTCGGGTTTTGGCTCAGTCGTTCTTCTCTGTCCAGCCAACGCATTTCTTTCTTTGCCGCCCGCATAAAATTAGACTCAGCATCAATTTTTAAATTGAGTTGCTCCACTTCTCCTAAAAATCGCTCACGATCACTGTCAAAGCGAGTACGCAAATCTGATATCTGCCCGCGTAATCTCTCCAGTTCATCATCAAAATTCGTCGGCGTGACCTCTTTATATGTTACAGTAATCACCTTTTGAAAATAACTATCTTCAATTTTGACAAGCGAAGTATCTGCTTTCAAAACAGCTTCCTTATCATCGCGCCAAACGTTACGCTGAGCGTATACAGTTATTTCTCCCACATAAAAAGTGAATAAAAAAAATAATACTAATCTAAAAGCCGCCATCTTGAATTTGTAGAATCCCATATTATCGAAAGTGAGTTAGTTGAAATAAGTGGCCGGTATTCGTTCGGATAACTCGGTAGATAATCAAAGTTAGTAGTAAGGCTAACCCATATCTGATCCGAAAAAAGCAAATCCCCCGTGCCGTGATTAATTATCTGAATCACCCTCCCAGGACTTGGAGAAGCGGGCAACGTAAGGTTAGTACTAGTACCCGTATTCACCACCACATCAGCAGTAGAGTTCACACTCGCACTACCCGTCACGACCTGAACAACCTTCGTCGTCTGTCCAAAAACGGAATCAGGTAGCGTAGTCGAGAATAATAAAATTGTTAATGTCAATAATCGTATTCCTGCCATTCCCTTCTTTGTAGTAACCACCTGTTTTCTGGTCTGATAAAATATAATTGAAAACTCTGCATAGGCTTTATTTTGAAATTTGAGTTTGGGTGATCACTACTCAAATAATTAGAAACGGTCCATTCGTCAGTCGCATTTTTCACCCAAACATTGTCCGGGAAATATACTGTATTAATGGCATCAACCGCCGCAAAATTCAGCGTATCGGTATCCATTCCGTGAAACGTAAAATGATAATACCAACCATCTGGTATAGAATCATTTGGCGGAAACCACAGCTCCGTTTCATCAAACCAAACCGTCACCAAATGGCTGTAAAAACTAAGCGTGTCTTCCCGATCACTACCAATAAACCACATCGGTATAAATGGCGGCTTCGTCTGAATCTGATAATAAACAGAATCGCTACTTATCCAATACGGCTGCCCATTATATGCAGAAATACCGTAACGTCCAGCCCGCGGCATCACGTCCAGATCCCGCTGAAATTCAACCGTACGCCGCCGCTGGGCAAAGGTGTCAGTTCGAGCGGAGTGGAGAAAAATACATAAAAACAACATTAGTATTAGTGCCTGTTTCATACCCGCTTCATAAAAAATACGTCTCCCGAAAAACTACTCTCAATATTATTATCCAAGATGGGCAAAAACACTCGTACAGCGTTCACGCTCACAGGTTCCCAGTCAATATCATACATCTTGCGTGTGCCGTTCTCAAAGAACTCAACACTCAGACGCTCCGTATTTAGATTGTGTGGCACCACCTCATTGTTTAGCAAGCCATTTACTTTAATATTTGCCTTTTCAATAACACTATCACGTATCCAATCAACTACCCCCTTCAGCACACTTCGCAACACTGCCGCCGATATTTGCCGGGTTTCGTTACTACGCAAATTAGCGTCTATCGTCTCCTTGATCGTAGTTTCATCCAGTTGCATTATATCAGTTCATTATACTCCAACCCGCCGACGTCTTTATAATTTTCACATTAAACTTGAATACCGTGATCAGCGTCTGAAATGTCGAACCAGTATTTGCCGAGCGAATTGTCAAATCAATTGGGTTACTATAACCACCCGCCAGCGATGTTACAGACACGGTAATATCTCCAGTCAGAGCAGAATTTACTATCGTAATTATATGACCATTCCCAAAACTTCCAGCCAGGGTTGCCGTCTTAGCACCAGCAGCCGTAAAATTGACAACTTGGTCTGCACCATTGGCAGTAATTGTTCCACTTGCGGTGGTGATGGCCGTATAAGTCCGGCTAAAATTTGCTGGGGTTATACTCAAAACTTCATTTTTCACCCAATCCACCACACCTTTCAGCACCGTGGCAAGCAAATTGCCCGAAATCCCACGACTCCCCGCATCCGGAAAATCATTATCAATCTGGTTCTTAATCGCTACATCATTAATAATTGGCATATCTATATAACTATTAGGAAGTGAAACCTAAATTAAACTCATAACTAAATTCCGAATCCGGGAACTGCTCCGCCAAACTCCCCCCTTCACAAAACCACAACGGGTGCGGCAGTAAGCTCGTAAAAGAAATAACGTTCACGTTTCGGTCTGCCATCGTTTGTTCGTAACCAATCCGCAAGCCATTTTCTTCGTCTCCGGCAATGTATAATTTGCCGTTCGCGTCTTCTACAATACCCACAAACTCCGTCTCGACGTGCTCCGCCAAAAAAGCCGAAAGTAGCTGTTGAACCCTCGGGATCTGCGTCGTGATAGAAACCTGTGTCGCCGCACCAAAATCAGTACGCAATCGTGAGGTAGATAACGTGCAGCTCTGCGGCGGAAACTTGATCTCCGTCGCCTTCGCCGCTCCCGTCCGCAACGCAATACCAGAAATCGCAATCGTTAAAGGAGGTAGGTTATTGTTTACTAAGAAAAAGCTCAAAGGGTTAGGTACCTCAATAACATCCGATTGTTTCAACAGCCAAAGCCGCCGCACGTAACCCAAATTTGCGGCACCCACGTAACCATCGCCAATTTTCTCTTCAGTAATCCCCATTACATCGTTATTGTTTTTCGTTCGCTAAGAGTTAACCTAAACCAGAAATACAAAATACGCCCAAACGCCGCTCAAAAAGTAGGACGTTAAAAACGGTAATCCCCAAAAATAAACCGCCTGTTCAGCTATTAAACAGGCGGTTTATTCGAAATAAAACAAAATTGTAACTCTAAAAACCAAACGGTAAACCTAAAAAAACAACTGTACCTCCCTACAAACAACACTACCCTACCAACTTTCTTTCAATCTTTTTTCGCTGCCATTCCTTCCAATCACGGTACTTTTTCCTCAGATTATCAGAACTGACATCATCTTCTGTAAGCCCGTATTTTTCCATAAAATATTTGACGGCAGAATAATCAGATTTCCCGACCGCCTCAAAGCATTCACACGTAGCCTTTAGTTCTTCTCTATACATCTTGTATAGAGAAGACTTAAGCGGTTTGACATCTTGCGTAAGCAAATACATATTACGCATCGAAGAGCCCGAAAACCCAAACCTGATACCCTTCGGTTCTTTCACTGCCGCAAAAGTGTGTAGATACCCTATTTTTGTCAAATGCCCGCGAAAAACTGCTCCGAGAAGATTACGCAGATCCAACTTGATTTCATCCCCATCTGCGGAGTAACGGCACAAAAGGTACTTTCTAACATCTGTTCTTATATCTAATTCTACGTACATATAAGTTAGTTATTGGGTTTCTTACAAAGATAACCACAATTGTTACAAGTACGGGAAAACCCGTGAAATGACAGCATCGTTGTACTATCTCAAGAAAACCACCCATCAGAAGCCCCATAATCACCGCTCCAAATTATTTCGGCAGCCTCCGTAAAACCCGAAAATTTTCTTAATTTTTTATTCCCCCTTTTATACTGTATTAAATAGCTACTCATAAGTATATTAAGTCTATCGAAAAACCTATACTTTTTTATTTCAAGCCAATTCAACCTCCAAAATTTTTCTATTCCCACCGTTTTTCCTGAAAAACGCTTTTTTCAAAAATTATTTTCTATTCTATTTTCTTAACTTTTTATTCCTTGAATAGAAAAATAGAAGAATATATAAAACACTGAAAACAAGACTATTATAAGTACCAGAATAAGAAGTTGAAAAGTTAAGAAAAATATTGGAATAATCTCAAAGGGTTTCAAGGGAACGGCAAAACGCAGATTCAGCGGGCTTCCAAAACGCTCCAAATTTGTATTAATCGTAGATTTATTATTCAAAACAGTCATTAAAGGATCACTTGAATATATTATTATACAATTATCTAAATACATATTTATAAAAAGCCCACAAAAAAACACCCGCCGCAACCGCAACGAGTGTTTCCAACCCTATTCTAACCTAAGTCATAATAACACGCTAACAGCCGCTTGACTGCATTGCTCGTGCCTCGCAACGCCGCAAAGCTTAGTGTTAGCTTTCACTGATTCCCTAAC